GGCACGGCGACAGCCGGGAAGCCAGCGACGGTGGCGGCAACAGCATCGAGTTCACCCTCAACTATCAGGATTGTGTCGATGCTGTCGATGATTGCTTGCACGTTGTAGAGGTGGTGCCGCTGCCCTGTCGGTGACTGATACCTCGGGTTGCCGTCATCTAATCGACGGAACTTGAAAGCGACAACACCATTCGGGGTGATGTAGGGCAGCGACAGCATCCCCTCAAATCGTTGCTCATGACCGGGTGCTGCTTCAGCCACGTAGCCCAAGAGAAACTGTTCAGCCGCATCAAGTAAGCCACGACTAGCGAGGTATTCCTCTGCCGGTGAGCCCGGCAGTTCCATGTGGTACTGGTGTGCAGCACGAGTCCACATCTCCATCAGTTTCTCGTTGGGTTTCATTCGGGTCGAGCCTCGTCTGCGTAGCGGTCGATGGCAGGCCAGTCGAACATCGCTGGCGTGTTGTCTTTCTCGTGATCGTGGGTGTTGAGAATGACATCGAACTTGTGGTCGGGCGGAATGTGATCGCCGCATTCGATGAAATCAGCAGTCGCATCTTCGATCACCGACACGTACAGGTATCCGCTACTCCAATCCAATTCAGCGGTGTCGGTCACCTTGTTGTCGTCAAGAAAGCGCAGCAAGGTACGCAGATCCTTGACGTTCCGTGCGTCTGCTCGCACATAGGCGTAGCCACTCATCTCAATCTTCACTTCTCCACCACCTCTGTCATGTGATAGCGACCGCACTCGCGGTAGTTGCAGCAACGCACGACGTACCCATTCATCGGTGCAGCACGCTCGGTTCCACAATGGGGACACTTCTGGTTCCACGGTTCGGGCATGGTCAGCATGTCCATCGACCTCCGGCAAAGTGAAACTTCCCTGCCCACCTGCGGTCAGCGTCGTGCCCGTCAAGCACAGCCACGAACGCAGCGGTCTGTACTTCTTCCGGCCACTTGTTCATCGGGATCTCCCGCAATGCGGCGGCGTACTTCTTCGGCTGGTCGTGCCAAGTGTCAAGCCAGTCGATGATGTGATAGGTCGTGCCATCGGCGAGCGCATCGTTGAACTGGTACATGCCTCGGTACTTGCCGGTCGGGTTCACGGCGTTCGGTCTGCCGTTGGATTCCCTCTCCGCAACGCACGCCTCGTATTCCCGGTACACGGCGGGCACTTCGTACTGAGGGATCTCAATCGCACCTAGTAGCAGCGCTTCAATCATCCTGCTTTCTCCTATTCTTCGTACTCATCTGGATACAAATCACGGAAGGCGGGATCGGCGGTGAATCCGACAGCGGAGTTGTCGCTGGTCGTGACCCGATCTGCTTCGCCTCGTTCCTCGTCCTCGATGTTGGTCGTCAAGTCGAGGTTGATGTCCAAGGTCCAGCCCAGGAACTCCACCGTCAGCCTCATATGGCACGCCTCAACTTGGGGGGAATCCACCGACGGCCTCCGGTGCGGCGTGGAGTGGCCCTAATCGGGGCTGTCGTGGCCCCTGACAGGCTCTCTACCATGCTGCAAGCATCCTGGTATGACCCCTGTTCCATCGCCTGTACGAGGGCGATAGCCCCTCCGCCCGCTCCGCAGGCGTGGCAATGCCACAGCCCTTTCGCACGGTTTACTGAGGCACTCGGGGTTCGGTCGTCATGGACCGGGCACAGCATCGGCTGCTCTCCGTACCGTGGCTCGGGCAGGTTGTAATGCTCAAACACGGCAACTAACTGCTGCTCCATTGCTTCGTCATTCATGCAACACCTGCCCACTTGAGCAGAGATAGGAAGTTGTCGAGCGTCATCACGACACGACCTTCACCCGTACCCGCTTGCCTGGTCTTAGTCGCCACCACGGGGATCGTTGGCTTGTCGTAACGCATCTCGTAGTTACATGATTCGATGTCGGCTTCCCGAAGGAAGCCCTTCATCTGACCCCACGCATCTTTGACGTTCTTCGCTTCGATCACGATGTCGAATGTCTTGCCGTCGATGGCAACGTCACCGATGTCCTTGGTTCCGGCACGAGGTAGCCGTCGAGCCTTGACCAGAAGATTGCAATGCTCTTCCAGGTCACGCTCCCATTGGCTGCCTTTACGTTTCGACTGGCTGCTCATAACCCACCTTCCCCAAGATGGCAACCTCTGGTGCCTGCAACTTGATGCCCAATACCCGGCGCATGTCCCGGCGTTCCTTCGCAGTCGAGCCACCCCACAACCCGTGTTCTTCGTGGCGCAACGCCCACTCCAAGCACGGATCTTTCTCTTCGCAGGATTGGCAAATCCGCTTCGCAAATGCTGCTTCCGTTGAATGTCCTGTCGTGTCGAAGAATGCTTCGGGATCCGTGCCAGCACAGGCAGCACGGGGTAGGCGCGGAAACTCCACTAATTCCATTCCCTCCGTGTCCGATACATCTCAAGTTCTTGATGGCTGTTGAACAGCGACATCGTTGGTGCGTCGCAGCACACGGTCACGGGCCTGTCAGCATTCGGGTCTGCTTCACCGTCACGGTTCTTCACCGCTGCGATGTGGTATTGATCGCCGTCCCGTGCCACCGACAAGATCACCTCAGGTAACTGATTGACCTTGCCCATGACTGAACGCATCGGGCCGGGGTAACCCGGTCGGCTTGCGTTCTCTGATGCGTGGTGAAGCGCAATGACTGCGCTTTCTGTTTCGCGAGCGAGTGAGTGCAAAGCACCCATGCTGTCCCTGAGTCCAGTCCATTCGTTGTCACTCACCGATGCGATGTTCATCAGGTTGTCAATGAAGATTGCGGCAGGTGTGGTTCCGAACACCTCGACGTACGCCTGGACTTCTTCGTAGATTCCGTCGAGTGTCGGTTGCGGATCTCGCTCGATCCGCACACGACGGTTCAGTTCCAGCAGGGCATCTTCAACTAACACCTCGGCTTCCGTGCCGAGCATTGCCTTGATCTCCTTGACTGGCTTCTCTAGCAAGATGGCGGCGGCACGGTTCGCCATCGTTCCTTCGTCAGAGTCAGCGTTGAAGTACAGGGCAGGCTGACCAAACTTCACGGCGTACCACAAAGCGAGCATTGTCTTGCCAGCACCAGGCTGACCGACGATCACATGCAGTTGGCCGCGACGGAACATGACCGTTGCCGTCGTCAAAGCGGGGAGGATCTCGGGAAGATCCTCACCCGCCTGCGACGACCCTCTGATTACTTGAAGCAGAGAGCGCATGACGAGTTACTTAGCGGGCCACTCGATTGGGCACTTGTCATCACGCCAGTTACCGAACGGAGACTCGTTCATGCACACGTACGCCTTGTACGCACGGCCAGCCTTGTTCGTCCCGTTCTTCACAATGCGTGCGCCATGAACGCAAGTGCCAGCATCGGGGTTGCCACGGGTGTAGCGGTTCCCGAACTTGTCCTCTTTCGTTTCAATGGCGGTGGAGCCTTGGTCCACGACCGTCGCACCCATACTGTCCTGCACATTCTGAACAGCCTGCGTGGGTGTCGGGGTAGCAGGTTGCCCAGTACCCTGCATTGAGGCAGCAAGAGAACGCAGTTGCTCGATGCGAACCTGCATCTCTTCGGCGCTATCAGCACGACCCGTGAGCAGGTCGTTGTTCGGTCCAACCTTGATGGTCAGGCTGAACGGTGATTCGGTCGTGTTACTCACTTATCCTCCTTGATTCTCAATGGATACTCATGGGACTTGGGGCCATCGCTGGCGGGGCAGTAAGCAGAGAACGAGCAGTACGAGCAATGGTCACCGACGGTGGGTGGGAACGTGCCCATTGCGATCATCTCGTTCATCGACGAGAACATGAAGTCGAAGTAATCTATTCCCCACGGGGACAAGTCAATGAGATCCGACAGTTCACCCTTGCGGCTCATGTAGAACGCGCCCCACTTCGGGCGCTCACCGTATGCCCGTTCGATTGCGCTGGCGTACAACGCCAGTTGCTCTTGACCGTACGGTGCGCGTTGTCCTGTCTTGTAGTCGCAGACGATCAGGTCGCTGCCGTTGGTGTACACGCAGTCGATCACCAGTCGTACGGGTGTGCCGCCGAAGTTCACTTCACCTTGCCACTCAATGCCGGGCTTGCCATCAGGCAGCACGGCAATACTCCACCCAGTATTGGAGAACCACTCGATGTAGTTCTCCACCTGACGTAGCCCTTCGGACTGCCAGAAGTCCAAGGTTTCCCCTTCGGGGTTCGCCTTGGTCCGTCGGCCAGCAACGCGCCACTCAGACGCGGGAACATTGGTGCGCTCTTCTGCGCGTGCGATTGTCTCCGCCCACACCGTCGCCCATTGTTCGGTCAAGTTGTCTAGCACGATGCCTCCCCTGCATCTAGCGGGCACGGCACGGTGACTGGCGCTTCACACGCAGCGCAGTAGCCGTTGAGTGTCCACCACACGATCTCGCCTTCCTCAAACTTGACCAGCACCTTGAAGGTGTCGGAGCCGCACACGCATTGGTGCGTAGGAATACCACGTTGGTCAATCATCTTGCATTCCCACCAAAGCGTAGTTGACTTGCTCGATCATCGAATGAACAGCGGTCCCCGCAGCCAGGTACACGGCTGGATGCTCGGGCACTTGGGCGATCTTTGCCAAGTAATACTGCCGCTGGCAACGCATGAACTGGCTCAGTTGTGAGTACGAGCGGTGTGCTGGTGCTTCCATCATTGCGGCTCCATGAGAATGAACTCCCAATCCTCGTTGTCCACCTCGGGGATTCGATACCCGATGATGTTGCCCACTTCGGAGATGACCTCAAATCCCTGGGCTTGCGCGTGCCACATCGCCTTGTCTACCTCTGGCTCGCCTTGCTTGTACCAGGGCCATAGCACGAGGGCGCGACGCGCCTGCTTGTCCATCAAGATTTCGACTTCATCGTCTAGACGCAGGCGTGTGAACTGCTCTAGTTCCCATTCGAATGCGACCACGGCACGGAGAGTAGCAGCCTGAGCAGCAACATGCCAGCCTTTTCCGGGGCGTGTCGGCGTGTCGGTTACCTTTTCACAGTATCCTGCATTACTGTTCCATCGTCGTTCATCGAGCGCGTCCGACGCTAACCAACGCGCCCAGGAATAGAAGTGCGAACCGCGAGAACCTGCTCGCGGAGGAAGCCGAAGGCCACGGCTGACTAGCGCATGGCGGAAGCGGTCGTCCATCGGACGAGCCGCCCTTCGTCATGCCGTGGGTTGACACGACGGCTTCGGCTTTTGGGGGGGTGTTAGGCGCTTTGTGTCTCGGGTTCGGGGGCACGGACGAGGCCGGTGTCCACACCGGGCCGAGCCTCACAGTAGAAGAAACCCTCAGGACTGCGCGGTTCATAGTGAACTACGAGGTTCTTCTCCGTCATCTCCTTCTTCCACTCTTCCAGTCGCTTGATGTCTTGCGGTTTGACTGGAAGGCCACGGTTCATCCGTGCCTGGGTGCGGAGCATGAACAGCGGGAACGCTGTGTTGTGATCGACGGATATGCGGGGCCAGGGGATCTCTTCGTCGTATCGGATTCGGTTGGTGAATCCGGCGCGGGATAGCGCCGCCGATACGGACGACCGGGACACCTCTTCACCTGTCTCTTCGCGTATCCGATCCACGATCTGAGCGTGGGTCATTCCCTCAACCTCCACCCACTTGCGTAGGATCGACTCGCTAGGCAACTTGCGTGGCTTTGGCATTCGCTCCGACCTCCTTCATTCCCTAGTTTACATGCTGCATCGGGAATAAAAGCAATTGGGTGGGCGTTTTCCCCTAAGAAATTCAGGAGTCGAATTTGTAACCAAGTTCCGAACATCATCCTGCAATGGTATGCTCGCGCGCAAGTGCGAATGCAGTATGCTGTCGGGGGAAGGAATTCATCATGCAAGAAGTCTCTCTGCAACACGCTGGCAAGGAATACGTGAACTGGCGCAGAAGCCAGGGATACGCCAACGCCACAATCAAAAACGACAAGACAGCACTCAACATCGCCATGCGTGCGCTCGGCACGGATTTCCTGGTATGCAACGTGGCGATTGACCAGGCTCTCACCATTCTGGAAAACGCCAGTCGGACCAGATCGGGCTCATCTGTGAACATGATCCACAGCAGCCTGTCCGCTTTCTTCCGGTGGTGCAGGATGCGAGGGCTGATGCCGGTCGATCAAGACCCACTCATGGGTATCCGCTACCGGCGAGTGCCGAAGAAGGAACGCAAGAGGCTAGATGTCTCGGAGTTCGGTGCGTTTCTGGATGCAGCCTCCGATCCACGGGACCGTGCGTTCGCAGCCTTAGGCCTGTTCCTGTTCCTTCGGGGCAGCGAAGCGGCTGCCCTGCGAGTGCGTGACCTTGACCTCAACGAAGGCACCATTGGAGTCACAATTTTCAAGACGGACGACTACGACCGTATGCCAATTTGTGAGGAACTTGAGAGGGAACTGCGCCAATTTCTCCTGTATTATCAACAGGAATGCGGTGCGCTAGAGCCAGACTGGTACCTCGTTCCGGCCCGTGTGCAGCGCGGGTTCGGCGCTCACACGCTGAACCCACACAACAAAATCAGCAGGCCGCACGATGTAATCAAACGCATATTGGGAGACTACGGATGGACAGATACCTACTGGCAGGGAATGCATCTGCTCCGAGCCAGCGGCGCACGCGCCTGGTTCGATGAACTCAACAACAACACGGTCGATGGTGCGCTTCGACTTGTGCAAACCCACCTCCATCATTCCAGTACGCAGATGACTGAGCGTTACCTGGGACTCACCGCCGACCGAGTTCGGCGAGATGAGATGGTTCTAGGTAGTGCTATGTTCCCATCGCTGCGACAAGAAAGCGACAATGTTGTGACATTGAGAAAGGCTTCAGGGTAGTCGTGAAGTTACAGATAACCGCCTGCGACCGCTGCGGGCTGCGCGAGGACAAGGGGGCCATCTCCCCTTGGACCGCCCGTCGCGGCAACGTTCGATACACGGGCGACCTATGTCAGCCTTGTTGGGACGACCTACTGGCCACCTTCAAGCCAAGCAACCTCCCCAAAGGGAGGCACAAAATGCAAGCGACCCGCATCGAGGACATACCAACGGAATAAAAAAAAGGGGCCACCCGAAGGTGGCCCTCTCTTCTTTCTAGAACGGAGTGATGTCGAACACCGCTAACGTCTGCTCATCCAGGTTGCCGTGCGGTGGTATCCCCTGCGAGCGTTGCACACCACGCAACACCTCCATCATCGGGGAATCAAGTGTTTCACCACCGGGCAGGTTCAACACCTGCCTCACTCTCCCCACTAGCGGATTCGACTGACCCTCAAGAACCAATGGGACGAGCGACATCTGCATCAAACAATCTCCACATCTACTGTCTGCAACTGAACGGTAACCATGCCGCCGAATCCACTCACGAACGAAGGCGGAGCGGACTGCTCGTACTGGACAGCACGAACGACACAGATTCTTTCTTCACCAGTCGAAAAGTCTTGGAGCAAGCACGCTCCACCTGACTGCTCCAACAATTCTAAAGCCTGCAACCGACCCCACGGGTCTGACACACGAGCGACACCGTTCGCATCTCGCTCTTCCTTGTAACACAACAGCGGGAGCGTGATCGTCCTCGACCGCAGCGGAGCAGGAAGCGCACGCAACTGCCACTCCTGCAAGATCGGAGACACCGTTGCATCCGAAGCGTCACGAGTCAGCGTCACCCGAACCTCAAACTCGGTATCCGGCAGCAACTCAGCAGAAAGCGGGATGTTCAACACCTGACCCAAAGGCACGGACCCGAAGTCAGCGAAGTCACCATCAGGATTAGACACCCGCACACCGAGCACGCCACCCGTGTTATCGGATCTGATACTGAACGACACCGGCTGCTTGTACTCCGTCGTGCCGAAGCGCACCCAACCAGAATCCAGGTAGCCAACTTCCGCCTTGTCCGTAGCCGACTCCACGTACACACGAGTATCGGTGCAGATCAACGCTCGACCCGTGCTACCAATGAAAGCCACCGACTGCGGCGTGCCATCGGCAACAGAAAGATCAGACGCGTAGGCGTAGAAGTCACCGACCTGTTCACCCAGGTCGATGCGCCACAATCCTTTCGCACCCAAACGCTCAACTGAGCGAGTCGCGTACACAAACTCACCGTCGAATGTCAGGTCCGTGATGTCGTCCTCGACAGAAAGCGGCCCGTACACAAAGCCCGTCCCACTCGCTGACTCTTCCGCAACACGCACACCACGGTTCGTGGCTGCGATCACATAGGTATTCAGGTAAGACTTGAGGTTTCGGAGAACCTCACCGATAGGGAACTCGGCGGTGTTGATCGGTTCCAGCATCGAGCCGAGGCCCGAAGTGGAAGTGTCAATCGTGAAAGACAGAACCTTCGACTGCACACCAATCGTCAGCGCCACAAGAATCGCTGACGTTGTTTCCGTAACCGCGACAAAGTTCAAGGATGTGGATGCGTACTCGTACCGTGAATCACCCGACGTAGTGGAAAGGTTGATCGTTCCTGGCGGCGAAGCCGGGTTCCTACCCAACTCAAACACACGCATCGGTAGTGGATCGGAGATCTCGCAGCCGACAATGATGCGGTCCTTCACATAACCGATTGCCTGTACCGTCCACGCACCACCCGGTGCGTCGTACAACTTCGTTACCGACAGGGTGTTGTCAATCTCGTACACCCCATCGCCAGCACCAACTAGGGCCGAGCAACCATCAGTTGCGAGGGACTGAGCGGTAGCGGTAAACGCAGTAATCTGCACGACAGAATCGGTAGAAATCTGGTACAGGTAAACGCCACCGTTGTACAGGAACCACGTTCCCAGGGCGCAGGTGTGCGCCTGCTCGCCACCATGCGAGGCAACTTGATCCGTCGCATTCAACAGGCTGATCTCGCCCTGCGTCCACACATCAACGTTCGCTGATTCCCGATACCGGAACAGGTCACCCTCGTCAGCGTCATAGAACTCCGCGCCACCGCCTCGATGCCACGAGGTAGCCGAACGTAGCCACCAGTTCGACAGCGAGTTCTCACCCGCCGACGCTTCCTGATCGACGCGCTCCTTCTGATACTGCGTCGTCACACGAGAGATGCGGCTGTTATCGGAAGCGGCGGAAAGCCACGGCTGATTGCCGATGGCATAGTCCGCAGCGAAAGCGCTGCGGTCATAGCGAGCAAGACGATCAATGATGTCCTGCCCAATCGCATACGGCAGATCGTTGATTACAGCCTTGTTCTCAGCCACCTAGCACTTCCACTTCCGTCGAGCCTTCCGCAAACGAGAGTTCGGATCTTTCGCAGCGGCAGGAAACTTCTTCATCTGCCCCGCACTACGGGCACAGAAAGAACGCTTACGCGGACCACCGCCCGGTTGCGGTGGCTTCAAGTTCATGCCCTGCCTCTTGGCAGAGGCGCGACCCTTAGCGTTCAATCCACCCTCAGGGTCTTTCCCCTCCGAGCGAGTCCACGCAGCAGTCTTGTACCTCTTCTTAGTAGCCACGGAGTTGCTTCCACCACAACTTCTTCTGCTTCCGATCCTTCGTCAGAATCGGAAGGGGGAAGTAGCGAGAGTTAGTCTCCGCAGCATCCGTAAACGAAACGTGAATGTGGTGGTAGTGACCCCAGTTACCCTTACGCCACTTCCACCAAGTAGCCCGGTACGTTCCGCTCGTCAAGCGTCCTTCGTAGACGACGTACTTGATCCGGTCTGCACCTGGGAGATCACTCGCTGCATAAAGACGAAGTTGATTAGCCAACTGCCGAGCAGTCCGACCGTTACGCCAAGGACCGCGCTTACCCATATTCTCATCAATGTCGAGCGCATGAACCCAACCATCCTTGTCAGGATTGTGATCTGACTTCCGAGCGGAATGGGCAGCATCACCAATCCACCCATCAGAACGACGATCCCGGCCAGGCCAGCGGCGATCCGTCTGCTTACGCAGAGTCACACCAGCGGGAACCAACTTAGCCATCTACGACATCCCCGTCCCACACGACCGAAGGTGTATTCGCAGGTCCGAACGGTGCAGAGGCGAGGCTTGTAAGAAAACTCGCAATCGCGGCAACCGCCGCCACTCCACCGACCGTCGCCCAATCAACGTCCGCAACTCCTGTTTCTCCCACTACAAAAAACGCAAGCCCCGCTTGCGCTGCCGTCTTGATCGCTCGTTCTGATGCCCCGCGCCAGAAGCCAATAGTCCACATCACTTGTCGTCCTCCAAATGCCACATGATGTGGCCGTCGATCTTCTTCTCTATCCGGTCTAATGCCGCCGCCTGACGATCAACAGCGTCGCGCAGGCTTGCTCCACCATTAGGCTTGAGTTCGCGGTACATGCGATTGACGCGGGAGTCCACAAGAAACACGATCACGGCTATCACCACTCCGAGAATGGAGAGGACTGCCATAAGTTCGTTGGGTGTGTCGATCCAGTCGGGCATTGGTTTCCTTGGGAAATTAGTAAGCCCCCATATCGGGGGCTGTGGTTGCTGCGGTAGAAACTTGCAAAGTGCGGCACAAAAAACTTGCAAAGTGTCAGATAGGCGGGTTCGTGGCTACAAGTCAAGGAAGATGGAACTAACCGGGTAGTCCCTGCTACAACTCAGGAGCCTCAGGCTCCGGTGCG